GTTGGTTTCGATCTCATCCATGAGAGAGTCGCGCAATTCCTGGTCAATAATTCCGCGCAATTGAGCTGCGTCAGCCAGAGCGCGTTTGGTTACAGGAATCCATACTGCAACGGTTTCCACGGGAGCGGTAACTTTTTCAAAAGCCATTGCGCCTTCGGGTTTGTAACCGCCACCTGCGTTGTTAGTCACAGTGCTGGTATAGACCAGCGTTGGATTACCAGTCGCAGTTGTGACAACTGTAGGGGCGGCAGCAGAAGTCGCTTCAGCAACGCCAGCCGCCTGGGTAACCTGTGCAGTCTGGCGAACAAACTCAACCATGTCGCTATTGGTACTACGGACGCTGATCAGGTCGCGCAACTTCAGCGGTTTGCGTCCCATAGGAACGTAAATGCCAGTGTCGTCGTTCTGAATGAACGCGCCGCCAGAAGTGGCAGATGCGCCAGTAAGAACGGCTTTCTTTTCAAACGGCATGTCGACCTGGAAAGCGGGGGAATTGATGCCCTTCGCACTCTCAGGAATGTGACCGTTGGGAGCAACCTGTTTCATCCAGGCTTTGTATGCCTTGCTCTGAGCAAAGCGTTCACCCATACTGCCTTTTACTTCCTCTTGGGTTTCTTCTTCTTTGCCCTTTGCGGCAGCAGCCTGAAGTTCAGCGATCTTGCGTTCCAAAGCAACGTCATCAAGACCTTGTTTGGCTTCTTCTACCATGTTCATGGACTTATTGCGCTCGTCCTCTGTCATAGGGCGACCCTCAACAAGAGCCTTTTCAACAATCTCACGGGCATCGCCCAAAAGATTCATAAATTTTTCGTTATTCATGTTTTGCCTCCAAAGCAATTATTTCGATTAGTAATTTCATGTCAGCAGGATCAACGCCGCTCTCATTCCCGACTTCCACGGTCTCTGATTCAGTTTTGACTTCCTGCTCCACTTCTGGCTCAGACTCTTCGCCCTCGCTCTTAATGGCTAAAGTTTGAGTGTCGTTCCCTGCACCAATAAATACAGGCGACACCTCGAAAGTTTTGAGTTTCTTCAACACTCGCACTGTCCGTCCGTCTTTCTTATCCTCGGATGAGTCAATGGTCTCGAATCCATACGACCACTCTTGTAACTCACCAAGATTTTTGACGGTCTTGTAGGTTTCAAGACCCGCTTCAGTATCAAGGAAAAACTTACCGTCCACCCAGGCTTTCTCTTCATCCTGGTGGACTTCACCGCGACCAACAGGCAGGTTTTCCCACCGATGCCCCCAGGAAGCAATCTTGACTTTCGCCCCTTCCTCAAACGCCCCTGGCAAGGTAACATCACCGTGTTTGTCAATTACATCAAACCAACTGAACACTGCCTTGAATTGACCAGTCTCATCGGCGTTTTCTTTGAACTCAAGTTCGGTTTCAAATGATTTCTTTTCCATTTTCATAATTATTCCTTTCACCTCAAAGGCGTGGTGTCTACAGGTTTTCTGACCCACATCACCTTACATTTACAGTTGGCATTGTCTTTAGCACTACCCTTGTAACTTCGTGGGTACTGTAGTCCGTTTGAAAACACTTCCCTTTTCTCAATAAACTCGCCATTCATCTTCTCGTGTTCTGGGCGGGGGTTGTTGCTTCTAACTGTCCAAATCTTCCCGATAACGGAATCAACCGCATCTGCAATCTTTGCTTCAACATAACTTTCCACCATCGCGCGGCGATCCTCAGCCAATTGCACCGCTCTTACCGCCAATGCTGACGCAAACACCTCTTTGATTGCGTCAACTGGATTTTCACCCTGCATCGCCTTTGCGAGCTGGTCGTAGGTGCTGGCGTTGATATATTCAGCGGCAATCCTGGAGTTTTCCTGCAACCATTTTTCCATCCACTCGCGCTTGTACTCTGCGCCTAACTGCCCTGCAAAAGCATCCGCATAAGCCCAGGCGGTTTCTTCCGCAAGTTTCAGAAAGTCCTCAGCGACTTCCCTGTCCCAACGCTCTTTGTCCCAAAGCACATCCAACTTGTCCATCTTCGCTTTTGGTAACACTGCGTCTCTCTGGCGTGTAAAAACGTTCACCATCAACTTGTGCCATTTCTCACCAAAGTCTTTGTCCAGGTCGGGATATTCTGGCATGATAGACTCAGCCGATGCCTTAGTCTCAATTATTGGCATTTCACTTTTGTTCTGTTGTTGTCGCATAACCATTTCAGGGGTTGCCATATTGAGAGGGGTAACCAGGGTGTCAGCCAGGGGGTTCTTCAAACGTGGAAGGTTCAGAATCGCACGACCTTCGTTCGGTGTCATGTAAGGCACGCCCACAGACTGCCGTAGTGACTCAAGTTGCATACTGAAATCAGACTGTAGTTTTTCGTCAATATTGAACTCAGTGTATGCGCCCTTCAAATCTTTGAACTCACTCAAATACTGCAAATCCCAATCGTCCTCAAGTCTGGCACACATTGGACTAAGCACATCCATGTAAAGCGACTTGTGCAACTCGGTAATGTTCGAGAACGTACTGCGATCTAAAATTCCGACCATTGGCGGGGGGATGTGATATGCTCTCGCGCATTCTTCTCGGTTTAGTTTTCTGCTCTCGATATACTCAGTTTCTTTCGGGCTGAACGACATCGGTTTGAAAACCATGCCCTCTTCCAACAAAGCAGTCTTGCCGCTGTTGTCTTCACCTGCATACATTTCCTGCCATTGCTGACGGAAGTTGCGTGCTGCTGCTTCGCTCATTTCTTTTGCTTCCAGCGGTCTTTCGATCACACCAGAAATACGAGCGGCATTCCGCCAGAAACCAGAACTGTACTTCGACTTTTCCCATTCTTCAGCCAACACTTCGCGCAAACCTTCAAGCGGTGAAACGCCGATGGTAGAGTTCTCAGGGTTGTAAAATCGAAAATGGATAATATCTTCTGGCTTGTACTCTTTCTCGATATAGCCAATTTTGTATTTCGTAGGAACTAACTCGCCCTTGACACTCATAAGCATATAAGGCACACGCTGAAGCGCGATGATCTCACCCTCACCGTTTCTGTGTTTGAGTAAATAACCATTACCGCTGATCAGCATGTCTGCGACTGCCGATTCAACCAGTTGGAACTGTGTCACCTTAAACTTTGCCGGCAGCGGTTGTTTCAGAATTTGTACCGCCCTGTGGTCTCGCAATCGCTCTCTGTCATTGTCTTCTTTTCGCGTGTAAACGTGCAGCCCCAGGTGAGCGATATTTCGAGCCAGGAAATCAACGCAAATCCTCACGTTCATGTGATTCCTGTACATCGCCAAATAATCGAAGTTGTAATCGGATCGCACCGATGAAAGCGTGATGTTGTTTGCGTTTGTCCACCAATTCGCTGGCATCGTTATTAGGTTAGTTTCTGAAATAATCGTTGTCATGAGACCGCCTGTATAAATTCGATTTCTTTGATGAAGATGATTGTTTCACCATCCAGTTTTTTCGCCCCATCAGGCGACAACCACTCTGCGTTTTTCAGAACGATGCAGTCGTTTGTTTTCTTCCAAACAACGCCCCTGAAATCCTTGCCAAACTTTGTGTTGACAATAACTGGTCTCAATTCTGCAAACCATCC